AAATGCCGCCATCACTTCAAGCATTAGGCGCCCAGTGGTATTAGCATCGTCTGTCACATCACCGTGGCCATTCAGGAACAAACGAACGCCTTTGCCCTTGAGCTCATGGATCGCGTTGAGACAGTCGCGAGCGTCCCTAGAGAATCGATCAAGCGCGCTACAGATGATGATATCGCCCTCGACCAAATCAAGAGTCGCGACAGCCGGCCTGGTGAAGAAGTTGCTGGCGCCGCTGATGCCGGCGTCTGACAGCCAGGTGATTTGTGTGTCGAGATTGCTTGCCATCGCAACGCCGGTTATTTGGCGCTGCTGGGTATCGAGGCTAGTGCCATCGGCTTGCTCGTCTGTCGAGACTCTGGTGTATCCGAATATCATAGTGCTCCTCCAAGCTTTCCGAGAATTGCATTAATTCGACGCTTGTTGCCGCTGATGACAGACTGCCGGCGAGTGTTGCGCTCAAAGAACCGCTTTTCAGCGTTGGTTTTCGGATACTGCTTTGGCACCTCCCGAACACCGATAGCCGCCAAATTTGCATGCTGCAAAAGACTTCTCTGGTGGTTGCCAGTTCCCTCAACAAAATTGTCCTTGCCCGCGATAAAGTCGCTCCGCGCAAGCGTTCTGAGGATTCTTTCCTCGCCCGCTGAGACTTTCATTTCCTTGCCGTTGATTCTGATTGTTTGCATTGTAGTGCTCCCTCTAAAATTGGTAAAACTGGTAAAACTGGAAAAACTGGAAAAACGGACCAAACAGGCCAAACTCAATGTTTATGCGGCTTATAGCAAGCCTAAGTGGTATATAGGCATCTTTTTGGATGCCTCTATTAATGTTTATGCTTCACGATTATCAAATAACAATTACTTCTGTTTGCTCAACGTCAGCACCCCAAATAACAAGCGCATTTTGAATGCGTTCTTCATTACTAGCGCCTTCAATGTTATGCGCTTCTTCTTCGCTGACTTTTTTGCCTATAGCAGTTTCACCTGTAAAAACAGCAATCCAACCCTGTGTCGTTTCTAATAGTTCAAGTTTATTTTTCATTTCTTTCCCCTCGTTTGTTTGTATCTCTGTAACACTGTTCATTCTCCATACTGCGTATTTGTTGTCAACCTTTTGTTAACAATTAATTGCTTATAGGGAAAAATAAATTTTGTTACGATCGAGGTTTTGGAGGTCGATTATGAAGAAGCACGGTGGGTACAAATTGAAGAATAAGGGCAAAGCCAGGAAGAATAGGAACGCTGCAATGGTGGGTGGGATTCGGATCACTCGAGCGAAGCCGGCTTATCCGCCCAGGTAAAAAAAGAAGGTCGCGACAGCCCCCTCCTGGAGTGGCCTTTCTGCCCGGTGCGATGCCGGGCTTTTTTTTGCCAAATTTTTTTCGGTGTCTGCGGGCCTAACCCTCCACCCACCCCCCAGGGCCACCTCGAAGGGGGGGGTCCAGAAATAGTGAAATGCTGCTATATACCGTAAGTCATTGATATTACTAGCTATTTGCATATGTTGTAACGCTCGTTTACGGCTGTTACAGCATACAACCCTGATTTAGCCTGGATATACCCGCAAATGCGGTAAAACCCCCCTGACCTTTTCCCGCATATGACAGTCCCACGCGCGTGACTCGCAGTGCGCGCAGTGTGTCTCTGCGCGTGTTACTGCTCGCTGACGATGTCTCGAAGCGCTTTAAGATGTTGATCTTGAATGTTTATATTGACCAGTGCTTCGCGCCTTGCGGCCCAGTTATCCGGGTTTGCTTGGCCAGCCAACCACTTCCTGGTATCGATACGAAGCTTGGCAACCTGCGCATCACTTGCATCAACAGCACTGTCTGCAATTGATAGCGTCTCTTCAGCAAGATAATCGGCCCATTGTTTTCGAGCCGCATAGTATCTCTCCATTCTGCCGTCTTCGTGGCGTAGCCAAGAGTAGAACGAACGCTTACCGATGCCGACACTTGCAACCAAAGCAGTCGTTGTACTGCCTGCTGCTAATTGGTCGAACAGCTTCTCTTCTCCGATCTTATCTAGCTTTTGAATGTTAGCCTGCATGATTGGCCTACTCGGCATTTTCGCTCACTCCTAAGTCGCGCAGAACATCCTGAACATCGTTCATGTAGTCGAAGTCCTCATAGTAATCTGCAAACATAATTGAATGTATTCGTTGTCTACCAGTTGGTTCCACTGGTGATGTTGATTCGGTCGTTCTACGACCCTTCCCTTTGTCCCTATGCCCTGTGCTGGACGAAGACATAAACCCTCTCAGGGAGCTTCTATGGGCGTCTGAACGGCATATCTTTCATGCACCCTAACTATCGATTCGATTGCATCACCCTTCTTGATTAGATCAGAGGTATATCGAAGCACTACATAGCCATATTCAGCAGCCAAGTTATATTTCACACAATCGTTCCTGAATCCAACACCAGATGTATGCCGACCTCCTGCCCAGGTTCCGCCCTCACATTCGATGATTAAACAAGACTGCGGCAACAAGAAATCAAACCTAAACTTGCGCCCAGGTATCAGCATCTGCTCACGCTCGTAGACGATGCCAGCATCCTCGAGCTGCCGCGCCATCTGTTCCTCTAACTTACTAACTGCCACGCCGCCCTCCGAACGCAAACCTCTGAGCATCGACGGCTGTCGCGAGTATAGTTTCTTCCTCTGGAGCCTCATCTGGATCATCGTCATCGATCTCAATGACGTACTCCTCATCATCCAAGCTCACCCGAATAGTTTGGCCGGGCAGGAAATCATCGATTTGTAGGTGCAGTGTTGCCATGACCTAATTTTGCGACAGCAAAACTTTACCCGCTATCTTTTTGAGCGCGGCTGTTTCGCCGCTCAAATCATATGTAGATAAAGCTGGCGCGACAGTGCGCCAGTTATATATCTATATATAGGAGCAACTGTCGCACTGTCGCACATTCTCTAAGTCATTGATTCTATTATACTTAATCGTCTAAAAATGAACTGTCGCAGAAAACAAACTGTCGCAACTGTCGCACTTTTGGCTACAGGCCGCGTATTTACTGGCTGCGACAGTTATTTCGGCCAACTGTCGCACAACTGTCGCAACTGTCGCAGCCGTTTTTAGTGGTTAATGAATTTGTTGCTTAAAATTGGTTTTGTTTCTCATAAATCGTCCGAATCCACCATTCAAACTCACCGACATCGAGGACATGACGCATGATATTTACCTGGTAACAGACGAGTTGGATGTTGCCTGGGACGTAATGTTCGGCGTTATTGATGCGATCGATTGATGCATTCAAGGGCATTTTCTTATTATAAGCACCTCTGTGGTGGGTCATATTGAGCCCAGACACGGCGCATTTGCCGTCTTGTGAGTGCCAAAGATCAATGATGTATTGGTTATCGATGGTCCACTTATAGCCCTTTTTGACGCGGCCATGCTTGAGCTGCTGGGCTGATCGAGTGAGATATTTGGTTGGTGAGCTGTTGACAACGCGCTGTCGCTTTAAGCGAATGCAATCAATGCAGCGCCGGGCTTTAAGCTTGCTGGGAAAATAAGCCGTTGTTGGTTTTGCTTTGTTACAAACTTTGCACGTTACTTTGGTACTTTCCATATTGGAGCGCCGCCAACCTCGATATACTTTCGCATATGTCGTGAATTGTCGGCCCGCTCAACGACCTTGAGCTCTCTATTCTGTATCCAGGTCGAGAGCAGTTGCTTAATTTTACTCTTATTTTCTGCGACAAGGTGATCTAATTCGAGCACGTTGGCTACCGCGATCCCGGCCCAATTCTTAGCTCTGACATCCTCGCGCCATTCACCGCTCCGTATTTCTGCCTGCACCGCATGCAAATCTTGCAGCGTAATCTCATCAAACGGATCAGGCCATTGCCACGATTCCATTACGCCCACATTATCGCCGTTGTCGAGCTGCACACTAATCATCTGCCGCCAAGAGCTGTCGCGACTTGGTGGAGCCAAATTGTCTTTGCTGTCTCCCTCACGGCTATAGCGCCATCGATCTGCCTCATCGACGCCGGCGTTGCGCGCCTCTTCATAAGTCATCGACATCAATCGCCTGACGTGCCTGGCAGCATCCGTTAGCGAAGATGCGCCTCTGGCGTCACCATATGAGGCCGACTGTCCGTTCTGCGCTTTCCTGACGTGATGCACTAACTCGACTGCGCAGTTGCCCTGCTCTGCAATTTTGCCCCATGTTTTCACGACCAGGTCCATTGCGCCATTATCATTCTCGTTCAGCTTGTGACTACTAACAAAAGGATCGACGATGATGACATCGATCTTATGCTGCTTGATGTAATTAAGAATGATATCCGCCGCCGGCAAAATGATGGGCTCGCCGCCTCTGTTCTCAGCAATCACTACGCTGCTGTCGCGACCTGAGTTGACGAATAGGTTGCCAGCATAATCATCAGCATCAATTCCATGATGTACAGCGATCCCTGCTAATCGTCTTTTAAGCTCATCTAAAGGGTCTTCGAGATTCCATACCCAAACCTTACGCTTCTTCGTCTCTATGCCCAAAAGCGGGATTCCTGACGCCATAGCCATTGCTTCCGTTAATGTTAGCGCGGTCTTGCCGGTGCCGCCGGCAGCGACCGTCACTGACAAAAATTTGCGTATATAGTGCCGGCCATACACCCACTCTCTTTTCGGCAGCGACGAAATGTTGCCGATGTCCAGCGCCTGGGGTGCTAGTGCGTCCGTGATCTCAGCGATTTGCTCGGCTGTCGCAACTTCTGGTAATTGATCCCAGCCCTTGTCCCTCGCGCCTTTTATGGCCACCTTGAACTCGGCAAAGGTTTGCTCATGAGTGTAGCCTGGCTGTGTCCAGCCCGTTGCGGTCTGCAAAATATCCTCGTCCGTCAAACCTCGCTGCACTTGCGCGCCAACGTATCTGATCATCTCATCGTGCCAACCGCCTTGATTGGCATCGAGGATCGGCTTCGGTTTGTTCTCAACGTTGATCTTTTCTAAATCCATCGCTGACAGCATCGGCAGCTCTCGCCAATCACCAT